TGGCAACATTGGAACTGGAAGTATTCCGACTGCAGGGGAAACTCAATTCTCTTCGCCAAATATTAGCCCTGAAGGAACAGGTGAATAGGAAATAAAATGGCAGGAACTAAAATATATAAAACAGCAGCAGCAGCCTCTAATGCTCTAAAAAAAATGGGCGGATATGAAAAAACAGGAAGCATGGTTTTAGATTTAGGAAGAGGTAAAGGATATAAAATAGTTCAAATATCTCTAGGAAGAGGAGGACTAATAAAAATTAAATAGCATGGCAGATACAAAGACATCAGAAGTATTAGCACAAGAAGTAGGTCAACAAAAAGACTTAGGTTTATATTCTCAAGGTAAATTAAAATTAAATTATGATGAAGAAGCAGGTACATGGAATCAAGAATATGAACCTGTTAAGCCTTATAAGATGTTTATTCCTCCTCCACCTAAGCAAGTAACTTTACCTACAGATATAACTACACCGGGTGAGATTACAGAACCTTCAGTTCCAACTACACCTGTGCCTGAAGCCCAACCAATCGTGCCACCTAGAGATTCTGGTGAAAGTGCAGGAGAAAGACGTAGAAGAGAAGACATGGAAAGATTTGGTCCGGGTCAAGACCCAATGACTTTTTCTAAGACAATGTCTAATATACTAACTCCGGGTACACAACAAAATTTATATTATTCTACTCGTGGTATTTTAACCCAAGAGGGAGATAAACTTACTGTTAATTTTGATAACATTGATGAAGCAGGAGGATATGGGTTACCTTCAATATTAGGTGGAGTATTAAAAGTAGCAGAAAAAGATATTATAGAAAGCACTATTAATAAATTACGTTTTGCAAATATTATTCAAGGTGATGAAATACAAGATGTAAAAGGTACTTATGAATTTACCATTGATAGAGATAAAATGGATAAGTATACAAAAAATGTCTCTAACTTAGCTACTAAATTAACTGGTGGTTATAGAGATGATACTGGAACTTACAGACAACGTAATGATTATCTAATAGAAGAATTAGGTAAGTTAGGCAAAGAAGAAGCTACTAAATTTATAGCAGATATGGCTATTCTTTCTGATAACGATAATATGAAAAATATTATCAATCAAGCTATAGATTTTGGAACTAGAGGAGCAGCAGCAGCCTTAATTACTTATCAACAAGGCGGTGAAGAATTAGATTTAGAAGCAACAGGTTTATTTGGATTTAAGAAATATAATGATGCATTTAAAGAAGCTTATACTACTACACTAGAACAATTAAGAGCAGCAGAAAAAGAAGCTGCACCAGAAACAGCAACAAAGGATAGACCAACTTTAGAACAAATTAGAGCAGAAACACAACGAGTAGATAATTTAAATAGAGAAGAAAAAGATAAACTATTAAATGAATTAGATACTCTATTAAAGAAAAAAGAAGAAGAAAGAAAAGATTCTGCACCCACACCATCACCTAAAAAAGATGATGATAAACCCACAACTGGTACAACTAAACCGGGTACTAGTTCAAGACCAAAACCCACACAATACTCTAAAGCTAGTACAGGAACTCTAGTTACAAAAAAAGCACCAAAAACAGGTAAAGCTATAAATACTAGAGATATAGACCAAGCTGGTAGAATTAGAGGTGGTATATAACAAGTTTCTACTAACGTAGGAAAGCACTAGAATTTCTCTAGTGTTAAAAAGGGCTACCTAGGATAACCTAGCCCCCTTATTTTTTACGACAAAATAAGAGCTACCTGTTACCATTCGCAGCCCTCGTAACTTAAAGGAGTTATTCATGAATGAAGAAGAAAAGCAAACTGAAGTTATTGAGGAAGGCAAAGAATCAACACCCGTTGAGACTAAGTCTGAATCATTAGCAAGTCCAAAACCTTATAAGAACAAAGACCGTGAGGATGTTTGGAAAGACGATGAACCCAATAACGAACAGAGTGCAGCTACCGTTGACAAGGACACCGAAGAAACATCTAAGGCTACTCCGGATGAACAACGCCCTGCAAGTGCTGAAGAGAAAGTGTTTAAGAAACGCTATGACGACCTTAAACGCCATCACGATTCGACTATCGGAAAGCACAAAGAGGAACTTTTAAGACTTAAAAAGCAAGTCGAGGAAGCTACTAAAAAAGCCTATCTTCCACAAATGTCTAAAGATGAATTAGATGAGTGGAGAAAAGATAATCCTGAGATGTATGATGTTATGAAAACATTAGCATATGAGGAAGCTGATGAAAAATCAAAAGCTGTTGAAGCTAAATTAGAAGAGATTAAAAATGCTCAACTAAACTTAGCAAGAGAAAAAGCAGAAGTGGAGTTATTAAAATTACACCCTGACTTTTATGAAATCAAAGGCAGTGATGAGTTTCATGAGTGGGCTGATAAGCAAGACGACATGATTAAAGGTTGGTTATACAACAACTTTGATAATGCGAAACTTGCTGCTAGAGCAATTGATTTATATAAGATGGACTCAGGTTTATCTAAAAAAGCAAAAGTATCTAGTGCAGAAGCTAAAATAGAAGCAGCGAAAGCTGTTACTAAAACTCGAACTGGCGATGAAAACAAAATGAAGGAAAAGAAAATTTGGAGTTTAAAAGAAATTTCAAAACTTAAACCTCATGAGTTTGATAAGTTAGAAAAGGAAATCGACACAGCTAAACGAGAAGGAAGAATCACATCTTAACTAATAACTAATATCAAATAAGGAGAAAAAAAATGGCAGTATCAAGAAGTTCCGGTTACGGAAATTTGCCTAATGATAATTTTATCCCACAGATATTTAGTCAAAAGGTTCAGAAATTCTTCAGAAGAGCGTCTGTTGTTGAAGATATCACAAACACAGATTATGCCGGAGAGATTGAAAATTTTGGCGATACTGTAAAAATTATCAAAGAACCTGTAGTAAGCGTACAGTCTTACACAAGAGGTTCAGTAGTAAACCCACAAGACTTAGCTGATGACCAAATTACTATGGTTGTTGACCAAGCTAATGCTTTTGCATTTAAAGTAGACGATATCGAAGAAAGACATTCTCACATTAACTTTGAGAGTGTTGCAACTTCTTCTGGTGCGTATGCTCTTAAGAATAACTATGACCAAAACGTATTATCAAATATGTTCTCAAACGCAGGAACTACAATTGGTTCAGACGGTTCAGGACAAGATGTTGGTTTTGGTACTTCAGAAGTAGACCCATTAAATGTAATGGCTAACCATTCTAAGAGACTAAACGCAGCAGATATTCCATTTGAAAACAGATGGTTTATTGGTTCACCTGCTTTCTATGAGCAGCTACAGCAAACTGACTCTAAGTTACTTGACACACGTTTCTCAGGAGACCAAGCTGGTGTTCTAAGAAATGGTAAAGTGTATGAAGGAATCATTGGTGGTTTTGCTCTATATATGAGCAACAACTTACCTGCTTCTTCAACATCTAACTATGAGAAAATCATGTCAGGTCATATGTCTTCTACATCAACAGCAAATCATATTGCTAAGATTGAAGTAGTAAGAGACCCTGATTCTTTTGCTGATGTTGTACGTGGTTTACACGTTTTCGGAAGAAAAGTATTAAGAACAGATGCTCTTTTAGCAGAGCATATTTTAGTAGACTAAAAGGAGGATAACACACTATGGCAGCTTATGACAGTAATGTTACTTCAACTAATCTCCCTTCTGAAAGGGGGAGTAGTATTCCACGAGTAATATCAGACGTAGTAGATTTTTCTTCTACTACTAATGCATCAGGCGATACATTTGATGTATTACCTGTAGCAGCTAACTCTTTAGTTTTAGCTGCAGGTGTAGATGTAATGACAGCAGATACTGCTGGTAACTCAGGAACAATCGCAGTTGGTGATAGCGTAGACGCTGACCAGTATGCAGCAGCAGCAACCGTTGCAGCAGCAGGTCAAATGACTACTCTTGATGCTAACTATGCATACTCTTCTGCAGATGCAATCAGACTAACTATTGGTACTGGTGCTATCAATGCAAAAGTAAGAGTATGGGCTTGTGTAATATCACTTGATGGTGGTGGAACAAAAGCAGATACTGATTCACAAACATCAACATTTGCGTAATCAATAAATAATAAAGGGGGATTTATTCCCCCTTTAACTTAAATACTAATGCCAATATACGTTTATGAAAATACAAAGACAGGTAAAGTTTGGGAAGAAGCTTTATCTTATGAAGATAGAGATAAGCCTGTTAATAAAAATGTAATTAGAATACCGGCAGCTACTAATATGTTACGTATTCTAGATACTAATGAAAATAAATTTAGAGACCATTTAGGTAAGATGGTTCAACAAGGTTATAAAGAAAGAGATACCCTCGAAAAAAGAGGATTAATAAAAGTTTCTAATGCAGAAAAAGAAAGCAGAGAGAAACGAAAACAAAAAAGGAAATGGGTGTAAATGAATTACTTAGAATTATGTAACGCTGTATTACTAGAACTCAATGAAGTTGAACTAACCACTGCTAACTTTGCAGGTAGTAGAGGTGTTCAAACAGCAACAAAAGAGTTTGTTAATAAAGCTATTTCTGATTTATATAATGCAGAAGTAGAATGGGCATGGTTACATACTTCTGCTACTAAAGATACAATTGTAGGTCAACAAGAATATGCTTTTCCTACAGATATGAGAAAAGTAGATTTTGAATCTTTTTATCTTACACCAAAACAAGTTATATCTAATAATGAATTTACCAGTGATATATCTAATTGGACTACAGTATCAGGTTCACCATCTTATTCTTCTTTAGGTAATGGTCGCTTACTATTAAATAATTCAGAAGTAACTCAAGCTGTTACAGTTACTACTAATAGACCTTATCAATTAGCTGTTAGAATTTTAGGTGGAGCAGTAACAGTCAAAGTAGGAACTTCTTCTGGTGATGCTAGTATTATTAATAATGAAGTAACTCCTACTTATGTAGGTGAAGGTAAAGTTTATACAGCTTTATTTACTCCCACAGTTTCTACTATTTATATTGGATTGGCTAATAGTGCTAGTGCAGATTATTATGTAGACTTTGTTAAATTAGCAGAAGATTTCCAACCTTTTAAATTAAGATATATTTCTTATGATGATTTTTTAAGAGAGTACAGTCATAGAGATTTTGATACAGATGTTAAATATAAAAAACCTGATAGAGTTTATCGTACACAAAATCATACAAGTTTTGGTTTAACACCTATCCCTAATAAAGATACTTATACTATTAACTATGAGTATTTTAAAACACATACTAATTTAAGTGCTTCAACAGATGAGCCTTTATTACCATCAAGATATCATCATGTTATTGTCAATAGAGCAAAATATTATTTATATAAATTACGTTCAGATGTACCAATGGCAAATATTGCTAATGCTGAATATGAAGATGGTGTTAAAAGAATTAGAATAGAGATGTTAAACAAACCTGATTATGTAAGAGATTTAAGAGTTAATTTAAATACTATATCTTCAGGGGGTTTAACTAACGTCTAATGCCTGATACTTCTTCTCTAGCCCCTGCAATAGTAAGTTGCTCTGGGGGATTGGTTCTTAACCGAGATGTATTTTCTATGTCTCCGGGAGAAGCTTTAGAGTTAAAAAACTTTGAGCCTGATATTACAGGTGGATATAAAAAAATATTAGGAACAGAATTATATAATTCTAATATTGTACCTCAAGTTTCTGCATCTAGTGAGCGTGTTGTTTTTTCTGCTATCTTTAATGATGTTGTACTAGCAGGTAGAGGTGGAAGTATTCATCGTGCAGGGTCAACAGGTTCGTGGACTTCTTTAATTACAGGACTAGGAACACCGACTGTTAATTATGAATTTAGAAGATTTAATTTTGACGGCACAGATAAGATTGTTATTTGTTCTGCTACATCAACCCCAAGAATAGTTGATACAAGTTATAGTGTTACTAATGTTAATGCGACAGGTAGTGCTAACTTTCAATTTGTAGAAATATTTAAAAATCATATTTTCTTTTCAGGTGATTCTAGTAATCCTCACTCAGTAAAATTTATGTCTCCCTTTGGAACTAATGATTTTACAACAACAAATGGTGGTGGTGAAATTAAAGTTGACTCTCCTGTTGTAGGTTTAAAAGTTTTCCGTGATAATTTATTTATCTTTTGTAGAGATGAAATATTTAAAATTATAGGAACATCATCTGCTGATTTTCAATTACAACCTGTAACAAAAAAGATTGGATGTTTAGATGGTAGAACAATTCAGGAATTTGGCGGTGATGTTATTTTTCTTGCACCAGATGGATTAAGAACTATTGCAGGTACAGATAGAATTGGTGACGTAGAACTAGGAACTATTTCTAAACAAGTACAAGAGATTATTGATAATATTACTAATCACAATTTAAATTCTTTAGTTATCAGAAACAAATCACAATATAGATTATTTTATCCTACATCTGTGGACCAATCTGAAAACGCAGCAAAAGGATTGAT